GTCGGGGATGCCTCCCACGGTTGCTAATGATCAGCTTGCTCAGAATCTACTCGCGAACGGTTACAGCTTCTACGGCGCGTATGCGACGGCAAACCAGGGCTTCGTATTCTTCTACAACGGGCAGATGCCGGGCGAGTTCGGTTGGATCGATAGCTTCGTCAATCAGATCTATATCAACAGCCAATTTCAGTTGGCAATGCTCACCTTGCTTACGCAGATCGGAGACTTGCCCTATACGCCGGCCGGATACGGGTTGCTGCGTTCGGCGCTGCAAGATCCAATCGCCGCGGCTCTCCGCTTCGGAGCCATTCGCACGGGGGTTACTCTTTCGGCCGCTCAGATCTCAGCAGTCAACCAGGCCGCGGGTGTTGACGCCGCTTCTGTGATTCAGACGGCCGGCTACTACTTGCAGATCCTTGATCCTGGCGCGCAGGTTCGCGGGCTTCGCGGTAGCCCCGTCGTCAATTTCTGGTATAGCGATGGAGGTGCCGTTCAAAATATTGTCATGGCAAGCATTGATATCCTTTAGGAGTAATTCAGTGATTGGTCGTATTTATCTGGTTCGCAATCTCGTGAATGGCAAAGGCTACGTCGGGCAGACCGTCCGAACGGCGGCCACGAGATTCATTCAGCATAGATGCGAAGCCAATCGCAGAAGTACTGATGTTTTTCATCGTGCTCTTCGTAAGTATGGGCATGAAAATTTCAGTGTGACGGAGATAGTAGTTTGCGACGTTTTGTTTTTGGACGCTCTCGAAGAGCATTACATCAAACTCTTCAATACCTTCGCTTCTACCGGCCACGGGTACAACTCCAACATGGGCGGCGTCGGGCTTAGGGGGGCAAGGCATTCTGCGGAGACTAAAGCGAAGATAGGCGCGGCGCAGATAGGCCGAAAGAATAAACCTCACTCAGAAGAAACTAGAGCTAAGATGTCGCTGGCGGCGAAAAACAGACCTTTGATTTCAGATATGACGCGAGCAAAATTGTCAGCTATCAGCAAAGCTCGGAAGTATCCGCCCCGCTCCGAAGAATATTGTACGAGACAGGCTGAAACTCATCGAGGTAAGATTTGCTCGGTCGAAACGAGAATCAAGATGAGTCAATCCCATTTGGCACGAAGAGAGGCTGTAAACCAATGAATGATTCCATAACTTCGGCTAACAGTGTGTTTACTATTAGCGTCCCCGGCTTGTTTCCGGTCCCTCAGCAGTTGCGCGGATACTCCGCTGAGAAGGCTTGGAACAGCGACAACCTCGATCTGGCAGAGGTACAGATGGGCGTTGACGGCCGCCTGACTGCCGGTTACACGCCCAACCCGGTAAAGCAGACGATCAGCCTGCAGGCCGACTCCCCGAGTAAGCACATCTTCAACAGCATCGCCAACGCAACGAAGGCGGCGCGGAATATCTATTACATCTCGGGGACGATTGATCTCCCGTCAACTGGTGAATCTTTCATCTGTACCCGCGGAGTCCTACAGGCCGTCAAGCCACTTCCCGACGCCGCCAAGGTTCTGCAGCCGATGGAATTCATGATCGTTTGGGAGAGCGTCAATCCGACGCTGATCTAACGATGGACTACAGCAAGAATGTTCCTGAGTTCGCCGCATCCTTTGAGGGCTATTCCCCCGCCTCGGTCCATCACCCGGAAGATCCGCCGGCTGTGTGGACGATGGGATTTGGCTCAACTTACTGGAATGGCGCGAAGGTCACTGAGGGCATGACTTGCACCCGAGATGAGGCGCTCTTGCAGTTGGCGAGCGGACTCGATAGCGCCGCGCGATGCGTCAGTCTCTCCCTACACGTCACGGTCACTCAGGGCGAATTCGATGCGTGCACGGATCTTACCTACAACATTGGTTGCTCGCGGTGGATGAACTCCACGGCGCGGGCGCGGCTCAACTCTGGCGACTACCACGGGGCGGCGAGTGCCTTTGAGATGTGGGATCGTGCGGGCGGCCAGGTGATGAGCGGACTGCTGAGACGCAGGAAAGCCGAAGAGGTTCTATTCAATGCGTAAAATCGCAAACTATTCAGTGACTACCGAGGGACGCGACAAGGGAAAGCTCTTCCTCATAACCGAGATGAGCGCTGCTCGCTCTGAGTCCTGGGCAACTCGAATCTTGCTCGCGCTCATCGGAGCCAACGTTGAGCTTCCGGAGAACTTCTCAGAGCTTGGAATGGCGGGGCTGGCAGAACTCGGAATGCGCTCGCTCAGTGGTTTGAAGTGGGAAGTAGCTGAGCCCTTGCTCGCCGAAATGATGGAGTGTATTCAGATCATTCCAGATCCGTCAAAGACTCACGTTGTCCGGCCACTCATTGATGATGATATCGAAGAGGTATTGACGCGGATCAATCTCCGCATGGAAGTGTGGAAGCTTCATATGGATTTTTTATCGGCCGTCGCCCCCTCAATCTCAAGCAAAGCGCCGGGGGCGGCGGCCGTCCAGGGGCGAGTTACAAAAACGTCTCGAAGATAATCGGCATCCTGATTTCACGGCGTCTCGCGACACTGCATGAACTCGATAGCGTGTATGGGACTGAGGATGCTTACAACATGCTGGAAGTGGTGCTCGTAGACGATGCCAACCATAATTGACAGCCTGATCGTAAAGCTCGGACTCGACTCGAAAGACCTCGATTCCAAGAGCGGCTCCGCGGGCAAGAAACTCAAGGACGTTGAAGATCAGTCTAAGAAGACCGAACACGGCGTAAAGAAGATCGGCACTGCGTCTAAGGAGACAGCGGCCGGGGTAGAGACGCTCACGCGGACGATGGGGAGTTTCCTCGCTCTCGTCGGCGGCACTATGGCGATCAAAGCCTTTGTTACGGACTTCATCTCAGCTAACGCCGAACTCTATCGCTTCTCTCAGAATCTCGGCCTGAGCGTATCCACGATCTCAGCATGGGGGAACGCATCGGAAGAGCTTGGCGGGAGCGCCAAGGGGCTACAGGGCACGATGGATATGCTCTCCAAGTCTCAAACCGAACTGCGTCTAACCGGGCAGTCTTCCCTGATTCCCTACTTCGCCGCTCTTGGGGTATCGATGGCTACTGTGACCGGCCAGGCGCGGCCAGTCGACGAGATATTGCTGGACCTGTCAGATCGCTTCTCCAAGATGGATCGCACCACTGCGAACAATATGGGGCGCATGATGGGGATCGATCAGGGGACGATGAACCTCCTACTGAAAGGGCGCAAAGAACTTGAGCTAACGATTGCCCGCCAGAAAGAGAGCACGGCGGTCACAGAGGCTCAGGCCGAAGCCGCTCAGAAGTTGCAGACTCAAATCGTGGATATCAAACAGAAGTTTGTCGCGTTTGGTAACTCACTCATGGTTGCCGCAGCTCCCGCGCTTGAGAGAATTGCGGATCTCTTCCTGCGGCTCGGAGATTGGACGCTCGCCAATAAGCAGCTTGTAACTGACTTCCTCACCGTGCTCGTTGTGGGGCTCGGGGCGGTCGCACTCGCCGCCGCTCCAATCAATCTCACAGTTGCCGCTATTGTCGCGCTCGCCGCCGGCATTGCCCTGTTCTGGCAGGACTATCAAACTTGGAAGGCTGGCGGAGATTCATTTATCAACTGGGGCAAGTGGGAGCCCGAGATCCGGATGGCCACCAACGCGGTCACTCTATTGGGAGATGCGCTCGCTCGGTTGCTGGGGCTACAGCGCCAACAGAAGGGCGCGGGGTACACGCAACTCAAAGACAACGCCCCCGCGGGTTGGGCATCCCCGAACGGCTCCGATCCCCGCCGCGCCCAGGCGCAACGAGTCTCTCAGATGACGGGCATCCCCGCGGATCTTCTATACGCGCAATGGGAGCATGAGACGGCGGGCTTCACTAACCGGGGAGCCAGGGATCTAAACAATCTCGCCGGCGTCAACGTGCCCGGCGGTAAGGGGCAGGACTATCGGAAATTCGGAAGCCTTGACGAGTTCGGCGATTACTACGCCTATCTGATGCGGCCGGGCGGGTTGTACCCTGGCGCTCGCTCCGCGAAGACTCCTGAGCAGCTTGCGGCCGCGCTCAAGGCCGGCGGGTACTACAGTGGCAAAGAGAGCGATTATGCGGCCAACACCCGGCGTTACTTCGATGGCATTCAAGGCGCTACGGGCTCCCTGGGCGCGGCGAGTCCAACACCGGGGGGACCGGGCGCGTCTTCGAGCGATAGCAGCGTTACAAACCATATCGGAGAGATCAAGATTTACACGGCGGCCACGGATGCGAACGGCATCGCTCGCGGTATGGATTTCCTTTTTGCGAGTCAGGCTAACGCGGGGCTCTTCTAATGGTGATCACAAGCATCCCGTTCCCAAACGTCCCCGAATATCCCGGCGTGCCTCAGTTGGCTCGCCCAGTGTCGGCTGCGATAGCGAGCGTCCCCCTGCTCGCTATCGGGATCGGAACGCTCGCGAACATCTTGGGGAGCGCATTGCAGCAAGCGCCGCGCTGGGGGATCTGGGATCAATCCGGCAATCAGATCGGTGTGGCGAGCGCGGCATCTAGCGGCACACTCAAAGCCATCGGCGCGGCGCTGTTGAGCCAGCTTACGGGAAGCTCGCCGGCGGTCCTCTCTACTTTCGGATTTGATTTCACGAAAGAGATGCGGGTAAGTGATTTCCCCGTTGAGGGCGGAGGCTTCGCGAGTTACAACAAAGTTGAGATGCCGGCCAACCCGGTTGTTACCCTGGCGCTCGCCGGCACTGAGAGCGAGCGTACTACCTTCCTCAACGCCATCGATACGGTTTGCAAGTCGATTCAGCTTTGTACGGTTGTGACTCCCGAAGCCGTTTATGACAATTACACCATTGATCGATATCGCTACCAGCGCCGCGCCGAAAGAGGTGCGACGTTGCTTATGGTAGAAGTGTCGCTCAAAGAGGTTCGGGACGTGACGGCACAGTTTACAACCGTCGTGGCTAACCCCATTACGAATCCCCAGAATCCTTCAGCGACCGCCCCCGTGAGCAACGGAGTAATTCAGCCGACTCCGCCGCCTACGTCCACACTCAAGTCGCTCGCAAATAAACTGGGGATCAACTGAATGCTGCAAATTGCTCTCCAACCCGTTCCGTCTCAGATCCTCAGCGTTGTGCTCGCTGGTCAGAATTGCCAGATCGCCGTCTACCAAAAGACGCAAGGGCTCTTTGTCGATCTCAACGTAAACGGGGCCGATATCTCTACGGCCGTGCTCGCGCATGACGTTGTGCCGTTGGTTCCCACGGGCTATCTGGGATTCTCGGGGAACCTGATTTTTACGGACACGCAAGGCAACAGCGATCCGACTTATGATGGGCTTGGGGGACGCTATCAACTCGTTTACCTCGCGGCTTCGGAGGTTGCGAGTGCCCAGCTTCTCCAATAAGAAAGAGCTTCGATTCGTCATCACTCTCGGTACTGGCGCGTTCGGCTCAAGCTCAGCCAACCAGATAACCCTTGAGGGATTCCGCGCCATTGTGGATATCGACAAAGGAGGTGGGCAAATGTTCGCGGCGCTCCGTGCTCAGATTTACGGCGTGAGTCAAAGCGACATGAACCAGATCACGACGCTGCAATATAAGGCGCTCGCCGGCATGCTCCCGAATACCATCTCAGCCTATGCGATTGATGGGCCGCAAGAGACTCTCATCTTCGCCGGAAACATCATAAACGCTTGGGGCAACTATCTGGCGATGCCCGATGTATTTCTTGAGATACAGGCGCAATCTGCTTTCTTGAATCAGTTGAAGCCTCTCGCCCCTACCAGCTTCAAGGGCACGATAGATGCTGCAACCGTTATGAGCCAGATTGCCACCGCGATGGGTTACACGTTTGAAAATAACGGCGTGATCGTTCCGCTCCTAAATCCCTACTTTGCAGGCGCGGCAATCGATCAGGCAAAGAGTCTCGCGCAGCAAGCGCATATCTGGTGGGGAATCGATAACAATATACTTTGGATCGCCCCGTTGGGCGGCGCACGCGGCGGCGCAATCCCACAAATTTCCAGCGCATCGGGACTTATCGGATATCCCACTTTTGACGGTCAGGGATACATTC